CACGCTTCATAGTTTACCTCCACCCCATAATCTAACAGGGTGGAGGCTCGCTGTCAAGAGGCTTTGTCTACTTCGTAGAAGTCTGAGGCTTCGCCCTCACGCTTATCGAACTTCTGAACAACTACTTCATCCATGAACTCTATAACATGCTGCTTGAACTCAGGATCTTTTTCTAGAGTCTCAGCCCATTTGGTTGGCTGGAACTTCTTGGTGTAACCTTTGTGCTCAAATGTATACCAAGAACCAGCAACCTGCATGAAGCCCTTGAGGGCATCAAACCAACTCTCTTCATCCTGAACACCAATCTTGTCGGTTCCCCATAAAATGCGGAAGGCGCAAGTTCTGCCCTGTGTTCCAAAGCGCGACTTTTCAAGTTTTACCTTGACCTCTGACCCAATGCGGAATCCGTTTTCGTCGTCAACGAATGCTTTCTTGCTCTTGCGACCTGTGAGCCAGATGCGTAGAGAGTAGGAGTAGTGCATTGCCTTACCACCGGGAGTAATGTAGGGGGTCGTCATAGCAATCTGACGAGCCATCGGTCCCTGTGGAATATTGGTCTTCAACTGGTTGAGGACAAGGAATGTTGCCTGCTTATCAGCCAGCGGAACAATCAACTTTGACATTCCCTTTGCAAGAATGCGTGCCTTGGTGGCAACTGAAGACTGCGGGTTGAAGTCTCCTTCTACATCCGAGATAGAAGGTGTGAATGCGAGAGAGTCCCAAATGAAGAGCATCTTGTCGCTGGAAGCTGCAAGGATGTCCTCGATTGTCTCAAGCACAAACTCCACAGAAGGTGTCTGGATATACATTAGTGAACTCAGATCGCAGCCTGCTTTCTCCAAGAATGTGGGATCAATTGCAGACTCGGAATCAAAGTAAACTACGCCAATTCCCATCTTCTGTGCATTTGCTGCTACCTGTGCAGCAAGGAATGACTTTCCTGTCGCCTCAAGTCCAGCAAGTTCTGTTACCTTACCAACTGGGATTCCTCCCAACTTGCCCTTACAGATAATTGAATCAAGCCAGCGTGATCCTGTGGGGATCCACTCCTTGACTTCTGTTGGGTTATCTTCTCTTAGGTCGTGTGCGACATCACGACCTGCTTTTTTGTTTATCATCGCACGGAGGTCGTCCATAGAAACACGACCAGCCTTTGTTTTAGCCATATTGTTCTCCTTTATTTAATTTGACTTTTCTTTTCTTTATTTTTCTTTAATTTTGGGACAAAGCCCAGCAGTAATTATAACACAGAAGAAGCAAAAGAGCAAACAAAAACCCCCACCTTTTTAGGGGTGGGGGTAGGCTGGAGCAGTCCGGGTTTTACTAGCCAGCCATTAGTTCGTCAAAAGCCTTATCGACGCTTGACTTCTGGTTGTTGCTGTACTGGGTGGTCTCTCGTGAGCGGGACTCAGCAGAGCCATCACCTGAGAGCATGTTGTTGAGAATCTGCTCAACCTCTGCTGTGCTGTGGCGGGTGAAAAGTCCGTCAATGTCAGGCATGTTCTGTAGCAGACCGGGGATTGCATCTGCATCATCAAGAAGCCCACTGGTGTTGCGGCGCATCTTCATGTTGGTCTGCGGGTAGGCACCGGGTCGGGTAGGCTTGGTGTAGGTGATTGTGATGTCGGTGCCCTCCTTAACATCAGTAATGTCGCCGTACTCTGGGTCAAGAATGTAACCGAGAAGTAGCTCGTAGGCAGTCTTGCCGTAGCCATAGATCTTTACTCCCTCAGACTCAAGACCGCGAACAACTACGGGTGAGAAGTAACGAGTGCGAACAAAGAGAGACTTTGCAAGCTTTTTGGTCTCCTCGTCGTTGTTCTCAGTTCCATCACGCCAGAGCGTTGATGCAAACTCACAAATCGGGCAAGCCTCACCGAAGTTGCGCTTAGGGCACATAACACCGGCACGGTGACCCTCGATGTTGTAATGGAAGAAAATTTCCTTTAGCGGATCTCCGTCCGCAGTTGGGACAATTCGGATGTCCGTGTCTCCCTCTTCTGGCTTGAACCAGACAGAGGTTTTGTCGCTAGTTCCTTCTCCACGAAGTGCGGCTAGCTTCTTCCGCATTAGTTCCATGTTAATTCCCATAATAATCTCCTTGTGTTGGGCTATAGTATGATGAGCGTTCCTCACCATCTGAACGTAACACGCTCTCCAAGTCCTGTCAAGCGTATTTTCTCGGGGCATGTCTGAGAGCTTCCCCTTGCTCAAGTTATAAAGTAACGTGATCAGCCTGTGCTGTCAAGTATTTTTTGTCCTTGAATGAAGTTTGTGTGAGCCACGCAGAATCCGAAGTCGCTTTCGTAGGGTGACTCATAGATTCCATAAGTCACATTTTTGAATGCGTTTCGGGGTTTGTTTTTTAGGCTCTCGACCACTCGGGAATGGAGTTTTCCATCCGTTTCCAAGCGGCTACTCGCTATACATAAATAGTAGGCTACATCGCGATCTTCCTCTAATTTGTAGTACCAATTTTCACTTAATTTGTCTACCGAAACCATGCCTACAGAGCGGATTCTCTGCACCTCTGAAGGCTTCGTCAAGTTGCCCACGATCGGGGTTGTGTGATCGAACACATTGAGGTAGTGAACAGCATAATAAATGCTCTTGTTGATAGCCTCAAAATATTTTTTTATTGGGATCTCGCCTATTGTCTTCTCGATTGCTGGATTGGAGAAGATAGTGAAACTGTTGAACAATCCAGAGCGGGCATACTCCTGTAGAATGCCGAAAATTGCTCTCTCTTGTAGTCGCAACTCTCCAATCAGTAGGTCTACGTCCGGTCTAATGTAGAAAATGTCTATCTTCTTGTCTCTTATCTGCTGTAGAATAGCAAGTGTGTAGTTCGCGGAGAACGAAGACCCGCAAAGAAACACCTGAACCCTGTCTTGAACTGCCGAAAGCGTCTTATAAGAGGATAAGTCAGGTGCCTGTTCCTCACAATCCTCTGCTTTTGCTACTCTTGGTAGTTTTCTCGTGTATTTTGTGTTCTCCTGACCTTCCGAGAACAAGAAACAATTATATTCTTTGTGGTTCTCGAACAGAGAGGCCACATTGCAGCCTGCTTCGCCTATGCCTATCAGCGAAATCATAGCTTCAACTCCTTAAGTTTCCCATAGTTCTTCCCAGCTTTCACATTTGCCATAAAGTTACCAAGTTTGTTGTTCTGGAAGATTTCTTTTAGTTGCGGAACAAGGTGTTTGTCCTCGTCGTGTAGATCCAAGACGATTTCGTCGTGAACAATGAACGCAACGTGTGACTTTGTGCCTTTCAAAGCCTTATCCAACTCAACAGCGCGGTCAAGTGTAAGGTCTGCTGTCGTGCTCTGAATGAGATAATTGAATGCTCGTCTCTCATCCACCTCAATCTCCCTACCGAACGAGGTAATGATCTTATTATTCTTGTAACTCTCGTTCAGAACCTTGTCTCGGTTGTAGACGGAGCCATTGAGTGACATGTCGTTGTTGTTGTAGAACGCAGAGAAGAACATTACCTTGGCTTCGTCACGATCGACGGGTGTACTAGCATAAAGATGCCGCATGTTCCAGTGGTGAATGTCTTCCTGTGGCTGCTTGTGTCCAGACAGAGCCAAGAATGTTCGGATCTCCGCTCCATTGTAGTCAAAAGAGATAAACCAATCGTTTGTTGGCTTGATTAGTTCTCGGAACTTGGACTTCAAGGTAAGGATCGGATTGCTTATTCTATTGGTCGTGAGACGCCCTGTAACCGTCCCAAAAAGGTTATAGTCAACGTAGGGCGACTTACGATTTATGAGCATTCTAACGTCTTCTCGGTCGCTTGTAGTGGTCATTAGGTGACGGCAGTCGTCAGCGTTGATGTTGAGACGCTGATAGCGGATCTTATGAAGCAGTTTGTAGACACGATCAAGATGATCGTAGTTCGCTGGCTTCTCATAAGTGTCGAAGACGTGCTCTGTAATCTTGTTACGAACCTCGCAGAACTCCATCAAGAAATCTGATGGCACGAGATCAAAGAAACAGTTGTCTTTCAGATTGATCTTGCCAATCTCAAATGATTTCATGTAAGCCTTGAAAGTCTTCTGGATCTCTGTTAGTTCTTCTTTAAGGTTCTCGGGACAAGTCTCCTGAAGGTTCTTGCCTCCGGTGTAGAGCCAAGCATATTGGATCAGATCGTCCTGAACAGAGCCAGTGTACTTCCACGTCTTGGTCAGTCCGCTAGGGATGCTGTCGAAATGAAGTTTTCCGTCAACATAAACACCGACACATTCTGACTTGTCGTCAAGTGTCTGGAAAATCATGTGTCCTCTCGTAGTCTTTGTGCCTTAACAACATAACTCAAGGATCCTCGGTAGTCAAATGGCTGATTGACAAAACGTTCAAAGCGACCTAGGGCTGCGGCATTGTCTTGTGCCTTGGAGATCTGAAGACAGTCCTTTATGATCCTCTGCTTCTCTGCTGCACTGAACTGGCTCTCTTCTTCCGAGAACCTGAGATCAAAATAAAACTTCAAGAAGAAGTCGTTTGAGAACTTTTCTCTTAGGCTCTCAAGAGTATAGCGCTCGGTTTGAATCAATTTTGACCCACATTCATCAAACGTAGTGATAAACCGTGGAACTACCTCATTATAAAGCTGTAAAAGCAAAGATGGAAAGTTATTAAAAAATTCATTATGTATTGTTTTGAAATTAAAATTCAAAACATCACTAGTTGTTGTAAGCCCATATTGACTAGCATAACCTATCATTGCTTCTGAGTCAAGGTCTGCGATCAAACGCCAAGGGGCATTGATGTCGATCATAAATCCATAAGAGTTACAAGCATTTACATAGAACCTCCAATTTTTGCTATTCACAAACTGTGAAATTTTTTGATCATCATTATCATAGGGTGCATCGGCAATCTCAATAACAAGACCTGTGTTTGTAAGACTATTTAGGCGACTTTTCGTGTAAGCAGGCATTGACATTGGGAAAGCTCTTGTTACAATAGAAACTGTGGAAAGGAGTTCTTTTATGAAAATTTGAAAGTTATAAATATTATTAATATTCATATTTGTTTTGAGAGCATTAATAAAGTCAACTTGATAAGATTGATAGTTTGTTTTATAATTTTTGTAACTTTTGTAAACTTTTAAATTTGTAAGATTAGAATCACCAGAATAAATTTTGCCTGATTGTTCTGCTTTTTTAAATTGTTGTGACAGAGACTCAAAAGCGTCTACAACAAAGCCCAATGCCTGTAAGTTTTGTTGTGGATTTGCTGAGTTTTTAAAATTCTTTAAAATTGATAAATTAGGGTTGAGAACAATAGGAACAAAGTTTCTATTGACTTTTCCATAAAGAGCCTTTTCTGCAAAATTAAAATCAATTAAATTAGACTGACCTGATTCAAAAGCCTTGCCTCTATAGACTATATTTTTATTGAATAATTCAAGAGTAGTTTCGTTATTGCTGTCTTTATAAAATGTTGACATTATGCTTTCCTCCCCGGTTCGCCATATAAATAACCAGTTCCGCCAGAACGTTTATTTATTTCTTCCACTGCTTTTGAATTTACTCTTGGTTTTGGTTTTCTATACTGCGAAATACACTTTCTTGTTGTGTTTGATTTTGGATTTCTTTCTACTACTTTAGAATTATCACTTGCGTCATTATCACCAGCTTCAATTCTGCCATTAGTGTCAGCGACCCACTTGGCGATAATCTTTGTGTCTGCTTTACCTACTCCAATAGAATGCTCTGCTCTAGTAATCATATAATAGCCACCGATACCAAATTGGCTGTAATTGATTCCTGCCTCGGGAGAAAAACCTCTAGGATCAATATAAATAT